CTAACTTATTTCATCGTACAATGATGAAGATGTTCTTAGGGTGGGAATGGACTGACGTAACTAAAACTAAATAACTATGACACCTAAAGAAAAAGCAGAAGAGTTGGTAAGCAAAATGCTTAAAGAAGTAGGCTATGATACAGATTTAGCCTTACCCTGTGCCTTGATAGCAGTAGATGAGATACTTACTACATTGTACGATTTAAAATTTGGCAATGCCGTTGTTGAAGAATTAGATTACTGGGAAGATGTTAAACAAGAAATAGAAAACCTAAAAACTAAATAACTATGGAAAATACCGATAAACCATCTAAAGAACTTCCAACTGATGAGGAGATATATGAACTTGCTGAAAAAATATTAGCGGTTGATTATCTGAGTTTTACGGAAGGTGCTAAATGGATGAGAGATAAAATCAAAGGAGGTAACAATGAGTAAACAAACTGCGTTAGATTGGCACATTGAAAAACGTAATAGGCTTGAGTATGAGTACAGCACTAAATCAATAGGTATATCAGAATATATTGAAAGGAAAAAGGATATTGAAGTCCAAGCCAAGCAAATGGAGAAGGAGCAGATTGAAATGGCTTGTGACCAACAAGAATTTGAGGATATTGATGGTCTTGGAATCTGCGAAACAATTTCTAAAGGTCAACTATACTACAACGAAACTTATGGAGGTAAAGATGAGTAAGGTAATAGATAGAAAAATAGCAGATTTAATCTTGCTTATACCAGCGGAGCAGCAACTTCATGCGCGTAGACGAATTGATAATCTTGTGAGAGCTGTAATAGAGACTCCTATACCGGAGCTTAAATGGCAAACAATTAACGGAGAGATAGAATCTTTAAACGAGCAACGCGTTAACTCGATGATGAAGGTAGTATGTAATTTAACGCATGTAGATTGGAGCGAGCTTAAGGGCAAATCTCGTAAGCGTGAGATTAATGATATCAGGCAGACGTCTATGTGGATTCTACGCAAGGGCACTTCTCTAAGCTTTGCTAACATCGGCGCTATATTTAACAGGCATCATGCGACTGTGCTGCACGCTGTAGATTCAGTTAATAACATGATTCAAACGGATCGCATGTACAGAGGTCATGTGGAGCAGATTCTAAATCACCTGGATAACGAGAATCTAAATAAGGCTTTCGATAAACTAACAGATTAATAATTAATAAATCAATAATCATGAAACAAACCACAATTAAATTCGACAAAAGAAAACAAGAGCCTGTAACTCTAAAAAGATTACAGGAGGTAGTAGATTTAATAGCTACCGGAACACAAGTAACTAAAGCTATAAGAACTGCAGGTATAGGCTCTACTTTTGGTAAATTTTTAGTGCAAGCTAAAATCATAGTAAAATTAGAAGGGAAAAAAGTATTAGTACTTAAGCCAATTTTAGAGCGCAAAGATTTGTATAGAGTATTAGATCTTCAAACGAAAGATAATATTAAGCGCAAAAAGAATAGAGATGCTATTTCTTTCTATGAGCAGAAAAAAGATAGTCCATTTATTGGCAGAGTGCCATTACCCAGCGAGGTAAATATACCTACAGAGATTCAATCAGTAAGAGTAAGAGGTAAGGGAAGAGCAAAAAAAGCAGTAGCACTACCATGGTGGAAGAGATTTCTTTTATATTTGTTGAATCACTAATCAATTAAACCAAATGATGACTATTCTATTAAGGCGCATTGAAGCGCTTGAGGAGAGGGTAAAAGCGCTTGAATCTAAGCGCTCCCCATCTACCAAATTCACACCCCCATCTTTATCTGATGTAGTAGCTTACATGAATGATAACTTAGTTTTAGCTAAGAAATTCTATTGCCACTATGAGAGCAATGGATGGAAGGTAGGCAAGAACAGCATGAAGAGCTGGAGAGCTGCAGCAGATCAGTGGAGAGCACGTGAGATTAACCAAACTAAAAACACACAAGATGAGCAAAGAATTGGCCGCATCAGTACAGCAGAGCTTCAATCGTTCACTAAGCGCTGAGGAGAGAGCTATAGCTGAATGCATTAGCTCACCTAAGTTACACACGCTATCTGAACAGGAATTTAGAGAGCTTATAGCGCAGGCTGCTGTAATCAATTCTATTAAAGCTTTACCTTCAGATATAGAAGTAACTCTGCTTCAGCAACTTACACAGTCTACTTATAGAAGTACTTCAATTAAAGACTGGCAGAATGCCTTCCTGTATAACGCAATAGGTAAAGACTTCGAAAGAGTAGAGGCTTTTAATCTATTTAGCTTAAGTTTTATGGCCGATGTGCTTAAGCGCTATGAGGAATATAAGAGTAAAGTATGGAGAGAGCTTAACAAGGCGCTTATACTACCTGAAGCTGAGCCTAAGCATGTAGAGCCTACTGATCCTGTTACAGCTCTGCACGAAGATGCTGAGAGGTGGAATGCAGGTAAAGAAACTTGGGTAGAGATATCTGCACCGTACAACTGCCAGCGCCTCTTTAGAAAAGGTATTTATAAGAAATCTATGTGGGAAGCTGAGGTATGGGAAAGATTTGAAGATATAGCTAAACAAAAAGTAGAGGCTAAATTTAAGGCATCTAACAAAGTTATCTTAGGTGAATCCGCACAGGCTGAATTCGATTCGCTGCAAAAGATTGAGCTTAGCCGAATAGTTTACATAGACATTATAAAACAAATTAACAATGGCTAAAGATTGGACCGTAGAAGAAATAGAATACCTGGTTAATCATTACGCTGATAACTTTACTGAAGATGTAGCCAAGGCTTTGAATAGAAGTGTTAGCGGAGTTTATGGCAAGGCTTATTCTCTCGACATTAAAAAGAGCAAGCTCCATCATGAGAGAGTAATGGCTAAGACTTCTGTTAAGCTAAAAGAAAATTCCAAGCTACACCGTTACGCTAAAGGTCATGAGCCTGCTAACAAGGGTAAGAAAGTCTCTGCATCTACTTACAATAAGTGCGCTGCAACAATGTTTAAGAAAGGTAACAAGCCTCACAACTATAAACCTGTAGGCAGTGAGCGCATTACTAAGGATGGATATTTAGAGCGCAAGGTAGCAGAGCCTAAAACTTGGCGAGGAGTTCATATCTTAGTATGGGAAGAAGCTAATGGTCCTGTTCCGGCAAAGCATAAAATAGTATTTAAGGATAACAATCAGCTAAATTATGAGCTTAATAATCTTGAATGCCTTTCTTATGCTGATGTGATGAGAAGAAATAGCATAATTAGATACCCTGCAGATTTAAGATTTGCAATGAAAACACTTAAAAAACTTAAAAAACAAATAAACAATGGCCAGAAACAAAATTGAAGATTTAAGAAATCACCTCTTTGAAGTTATAGAAGCGCTTAAAGATGGGGATATTGAGATGGATAAAGCTAAGACTATAGCAGATGTAGCGCAAGTAATTGTGAATAGCGCTAAGGTAGAGGTAGATTTTATGAAGGTAGTACATGGTAATGGCAGTGGATTTATTCCATTGGATAACAGAGGCAGCTATGAGACTGCTAAGCAGCTAACTGTAGGAGGTGAAGATGAATGAGGCAATAACTCGTGAATGGCTTGTGGATCATGGATTTAAAAGTACAGGTGCAAGAATATATTTTCTGAAGGATAAGGATTTAGGCTATGACTTGGGTATTGTTAAAATGGCCATTGTAAAAGCAAAATACGGATTTATTCTGTTGGAAAATATTAAATTAACAAATGAACTTAGTGAGTTACACTACGTATTAACAGGAGAAAGATTATGAAAAAAGTAAAATTTATTCATCCTATCACAGGAGAAGCTCATGAGGTTATGTGTGAGAAAGTAGAAGGCTATGAGCAACGAGCTGACTTCTACCATCACTGCACAGTAGATGAAAAAACTGTAGCTTTAATTCCCATGTCATGGGCAATGATAAAAATAGATTAATCATTTCTTCCACTATCTAATATAAGAGCTCAGCACTACGCTGGGCTTTTTTATTAACCTTTACTTATGAATCTATTTAGAAAGAAGAAGGAGCAAGTAGATTTAAACGCAAAGCTGCTACCTGAGCTATGCAGCTGCACTATTATACAGTGGAATTACTCTGAAGATATAGGCTTAGAGGCTACTTATGCTGAGGATATTCCTTTTATGTTCGATGCTCGCAAGTGCGTAGGCATTCAAGCTGAGGTAGAGTTTAGGAAAGATGGCACGTACTACGTAGGTGAGCGCACCTTAGCAATCATGCAGGGAGTCGATAACGCTATAGTAATTGATGTGCCTTATAAAGAATTCAAGAAACATTTTCAGGAGCTTAAATCTAATATAATTACAAATGATTACATCATATCGCGAGGGTAGAAATGTCATAGTTACAACCTGTAAAAGCGGAGATAAATTTTTAATGATGTCTGATGTGCACTGGGATAATCCTCACTGCGACAGGAAGCTACTCAAAGCTCATTTAGATAAGTGCTTAGAAGAGAATATCTATTTTGCTGTTAATGGTGATTTGTTCTGCGCGATGCAGGGCAAGTACGATCCGCGAAGAGGCAAGCAGGACATTCGCCCCGAACATAACGTAGCTAACTATTTAGATGCTCTCGTTAATACTGCAATAGATTGGTTTAAGCCTTACGCTCACTTACTTGTATTTGTAGGCTATGGTAATCATGAGACAGCCATCACAAAGAACTGTGAAACTGATTTAATAGAAAGATTTGTTAGTGGGTTAAATAGAGAAGCTGGCAGCAATGTATTGGCAGGTGGCTATGGTGGATGGTGGATACATAGAATAAGTAAAGGGAAAGGTAGCACCTATGTATTCAAGACAAAATATTATCATGGATCAGGAGGAGGAGGAGTAGTTACTAAGGGAGTAATTCAAAACAATCGAATGGGTGTAATGATAGATGGAGCTGATTGCATTTGGGCAGGCCACGTACATGAACTTTACCATCATGCCGATATGGTAGAAGAGCTTTGCTTTGCTAACAATAGTGGTTATAGAATTAACATGCGCTATGTGCATCACATTAGAACAGCAAGCTATAAAGAAGAGTATGATGAAGGCTACATGGGCTTTCACGTAGAGCGCATGAGGCCTCCTAAACCTTTAGGCGCTTACATGATGCAATTAGACTTAGAAAGAATTAAGAAACCTGTTGACTCTGCACTTGTAATTCCTACATTTGTGCAATGGCGGGACAAATAAACTACAACTTTAAGCCACTAACAAGGCAATCAGAAGCTTTAAAATTTCTTTCAGTAGATTCAGATGTAGAAACTATCCTTTACGGAGGAGCAGCAGGCGGTGGAAAGACTATGCTCGGCTGCATGTGGCAGATTCTTAGGCGCTTAAAATATCCAGGTACACGCTCACTCATTGGCCGAGCTAAGTTAGATACGCTGAAGAAAACTACCATGAACACATTTTTTCAGGTAGCACAGCAGATAGGTCTAAAAGCAGGAGAAGATTTTGCCTATAACCAACAAAGCCATATTATTAAGTTCAGCAATGGCTCAGAGATTATCTTAGCCGACCTGTTCCTCTATCCCGCAGACCCACAAATGACGGATCTCGGGGGATTAGAGCTCACAGATGTATTTATAGATGAAGCTACTGAGATAACCGAGAAGGCTTATAGCATTGTTAGCTCGCGTATTCGTTATAAGTTAAATCATTTTTGCACTAAATGTTCCGCTGAAGAATTAGACAAAGGCGAAGTAACAAAACAAGATAAA